CAACCAGCGTCGAATAAGTCTAGAGCAGAAACACTCATTATTACCTAGACGATGTTATCTAAGTGGCAAGCAGCTTTGGTTTAAGCGATGCGAAGTAGTGCATTGTATGATTACAGGTGCTGGTAATAATAAGAAAAAAGGAAAGGTTACAGTTTTTTCCAAAAAACCAAAGACCATTGGGAAAAACTCACAATCTGATTTATCACCGGTTACATCAACCTTAACTAATAAGTATGTTATGCCGCCAAAGTGATCAAAGTGATCGATCAAATGTTGATTTGGTGAGTCATTAAATTGATGTGTTTTTACTTTTATTATTATTTTATATGTTATAATAGATCAACAATAGGAAATTATGAAAATGAGTGATTACAATCCCGACAAATGGGTCATGCTAAAAATCGAATCTGAGTTCGGCATTACCTACAAAATTCTTGCGTCATGGTATGGCGGATATGCTAACGGTGATTCTTGGAAGCTAAGTTCCGGCACCGTGTCGATGATTCCGCGCGGCGATACCCTCTATGAGTTCCCACAGCACTCAGGTTCTACATATTTTGGTGCTGCGGGTAATTATGGGATGTCGTTTTATACCGAAACAATTCTTGCGGGCTTTATGGAAGATATTCTAAAATCGCCTGACGCTTCAATTGTAGTTCTGAAGTATGATGAAATTGCAACATTGGAATATAGCGAATGAAAATCAACATCGGCCCATATATAAATTATTTGGGCCCATACCAAATAGCAGAGAAGCTGCTGTTCTGGATGGATAAAGCTGATAGAAATCAACCCCACCTAGCAAACGTCTGAATAGTCATTTCGGCGTGATCGGATAGTCTACATATCCTACGTTGCATACTATTACTTCCCATTTTTATGGTATTTTTCCTTTTATCTCTAGTCTCTTTTGATTCCGACGATAATGACCTAATAAAATTTCCGATATCCATCACTTTTCTATCGGATAATCTGGTTACAAGAATATTGCCAAACGGCCTATTACCACACAATAATTTGGCCGTGGCACGCTGTAGGGTGCTAGATGGTATACCGGATTGATCGAACCCAGTTGAAGTTTGCTTTGCCTGATTATAGAACTTTGGATTGCGAGCCACGTCGTACATGTTATGTAGTAATATCTCACGTTTGATTGCCAATTCACGGGTCTCAAATAGTCCGACAATCTTATATCGGTAGTTTAGTGAATTGACTTTTTGATCGGCTCTGAATGCGAGTCCATCTATACTACTGGCTGTACTGAAATATTTGTAGCCCAGATCAAGTCTCGGCTCGATAATACAACTTCGTACACCATAGTAGTGCATTCTTGTTACTATATTAGTAATGCGATACACATAATTAAATGGATAAATAGTTTTGTTGCTCACTGAGACTTCTGATCGGGTTGGGTACTGTCGTCGGGGCTGCCAGGCCCGTGGATGGCACAATTTATTTTATAACCATGGAATATAGGTTATAATCTATTTATATTGATAATTTTGAAAGAAACTGATGTTTATATATCATGGACCGTACCTCAATTACTGGGGGCCATACCAAATCGCTGAGAAGCTGCTGTTCTGGATGGACAAGCACGGCGATGAACGTGTACAAAATCTCGGAGAATGGTTATCTGGCACACCCATGAATACACTATGTGAATGGATCCACAAGAAGCGTAAACGGACGATCATTACGAAAATTTCGCCATATTCTACCTGGAACATGAACGACACACTGGCGATGATTATCCTACCGATGCTACACCAGCTTAAAGCGACCAAGCATGGTTCACCTATGGTTAGTGATGAGGATGTGCCTCACGGTCGGGGGCTCCGTTCTAGTGAGGCCCCACCCAAGGAAAACGATTGGGATACCGACGATAACCACCACCGCCGATGGAACTGGGTACTTGATGAGATGATCTGGGCGTTTACCCAGCTGAATGATGAAGATAACGATAAACAGTTCCGCAGCGGCGTCATTGATTTTGAATGGGTACCAAGCGAAGCCGGAGTTACTTCAAGGATGACGCACGGCCCAAAGCATACCGCTACGTTTGATAACGAAGGTTATCTTCACCATCAAACGCGTATCATTGGCGGCACGACTTTGTTCGGCCGCTACTTTGGTGGCCTTTGGGACTAGTTTACTTTTATTATTTGATGTGTTATAATATATTATGAACGAAATTAATTCTTATACACAAAGACTGCTTGAGGAACGAGCTCATCAAGTAGCCCCGCACAATTCAGTTCAAGATAATGAAGCTTTTCAAGCCATGTGGGATGCTACAAACGCTAGATGGAAAGCTGCCGTTGCCGCAGATAATGCTGCCGCTAGAAAACTTGATGATGAACTATTTACGATAATTGAAAATGAACAAAGAGAAGTTTAAATCGTATCCCAAGCACTGGGTTGCGTCGGATATCCACCTTTCGCACGAAAATATCCGGCAGTATTGCCCGGAAACTCGGGGCACTTGCAAGGATGTTCACGAGATGAACGAGCTTATCATCGAGAGATGGAATAGCGATGTCGGCGTAAACGATCATACATTTATCATCGGCGATGTTGCTATGGGGCAAATCGTTCTTGCGCCACCACTGATTCGTCGCCTGAACGGGCATAAGACGCTAATTAGAGGCAATCATGATAAAACTCTCGTAAAATTACCTGAGTTCAATAGTCTGTTTATCGACGCTCATGATTATCTTGAGCAAATCGTCGTCTCAACTATGGTCTGTATGAGCCACTTCCCGATGGCATCTTGGAATGGGATGGCTAAAGGGGCGATCATGCTACACGGGCATCTCCACGGTGCCGAAGTTCAGGTTATCGATGCGGTTAACAAACGCATTAAGGATGTTGGGATTGATACCAATACGTTGTATGTATATAATCTAGAAGAGTTGGTGGAGGAAATGAAGAAGATTCCTCTACCGACATTTAACCACCACGGGCGTGAACTATGAATAAGCATCTTAAAGCACTTCTGAATACCCCAGGACTTGAACGTCTGCAAGATTTTTCGCTCGTCGGCCCTGTTCAGAAAGCAGCAGTTGAATATTTTGTTGATCTGTTAGTTCTAGAATGTGTTTATATAATAGCCGCTACAAAGGACGAATCGATTGATTTCGCCCGCAACGTCGACGAAGCGATGAGCTTAGCTGAGATGGATATAATGAAACATTTTGGAGTTAACTCATGAATAATCTATGGTTTAATATTGGTTTGGTTGTAGGCATTTACAGATCAGTAGAAATGGAATATCATTCGGATTCAACAGTGTGCAAAAAATCTGGAAAAAAGAACAACCGAAAACCTGGAAATGGTTTGCGATTTATGTGTGGTTTGGGAAAAGTTTTTTGATAACTATGTAAAGGAAATATGATGATTGTAAAACTTGAAGCGTGTGATGATGGTTCTGGGGCACTGATGTTGCCCCTTGGCCACGAACTTTGCCTAGATATGGGTTGGGAAATCGGTGACGTTCTTACCTGGACTGATAATGGTGATGGCTCATTCTCTATTGCCAAACCAGATGTCGAGACCGAACTGGTTCTTGTAGAAACTATTTCTACATTCCGCCTAAGTTACGTTGTAGAAGTACCTAAGGGCAAAAAAGAATGGGCTCTTGATACTGTAGTTCTTGAAGAAGCACATGAAGTGGCCCAAGCACATCTTGGTGAACAAATCGTATCCCATCGTGTTGTAACTATGGATGAAGTCAAAGTTTTAGCTCGTGAAGATAATGACTGGCTGTCTGATACGGCAATCGAACGATCGATTACTCTCTGGGACGAAAATGGAAACATTTAAAACTTTTATCACATCCGCTGCTACCATCGTTGTCGTTGGTGTTGTTATTACTGTCATTGTTTACTTTAGAATGTGGCAATGTGAGGAACTGTTTCCTAATGCCTCTCTTTTAGCATGTGTTTTTTGGCACTAAAATGACATCGCTCACCATCATTCGCGGTTTACCAGGAAGTGGGAAATCATCGATGGCAGCAGATTTGTTAGCTGCTAATGAAGAAGCATGCATTGAAACAGCTTGGTATGAAGCCGATCACTACTTCTATAAAGATGGTGTATATACTTGGGATGGTATGCAAATCGGTAACGCCCACGCTTGGTGTCAAGAGATGGTATACGAACATTTGAAGATGGGCAAACATGTGATTGTGTCAAACACGTTCACTCTGAAGCGTGAACTGTTACCGTACTTTGATATGATACAAGAGTATGGAAAAAATCCAACCGTTATTCTTATGCAGAGTAACTGGGGGTCAACACATGGCGTGCCCGATGGTGTACTACTGAATATGAAAAAACGCTTCTGTTTTGATATCTCGGATATGTTTCTATAAGGAAACCTCCAAATTCGGAGTGTATAAATAAAGGATATAGGAGAATCTATGTTCAAAGAAAATAAATACACCCGCTTGTATATCTCTATAATTGAAAGAGCGAGAACAAGAATCATTGATGATTATACGGAATCACATCATGTTATCCCTAAGTGTTTGGGAGGCTCCAATCTAAAGGATAACATTGTTAGGCTAACAGCAAGAGAGCACTTCCTTTGCCATCTACTTTTAACAAAGATGAATGATAACCATCTTCTAAAATTTGCAGTGTATATGATGAGTGTTGCCAACCCAAACCAAATAGGGAAAAGATATAAAATCAAATCTAGGATATATAGTATCTCAAAGAGACTAATGAGTGAAGCGGCATCTATTAGGTCGATGGGTAATACAAATAATTTAGGTAAAAAAGGTTATTATAATCCGATCACAAATGAACAGTCTAATTTTATAGAAGAAAAAGTGCCTCTTGGATGGCTCCCCGGAAGATCCCCAGATTTTAAGGCTAGAAATAAAGGCATGAATGGTTCTAATATATATTATAGCAATCCTTCAACGGGCGATTGTATTCACATCGCCCCCGGCTCGGCTCCACCAAATGGTTATATAAAGTTCAGTCTTTCGGCTAGTAAGGGCGGCTTATCTGCACCAAAAATAAATTGTTACCATCTAGAAACCGGAGAATTTACGAAAGTATATTCGATTGAAGATATACCTATGGGATATACTGAAGGTTCGCCTAGTATTTGGATAACGGATGGAACTATTTCAAAACAGATCAACCGTATAAAAGGCTTAGTTCCGAGCGGGTGGGTGATTGGGAGAACAATTTCTACTAATTCGGCAAAAAATATCTCAAAGGCTAGGGAGAGGCCAATAGAAACTCCCCTAGGGGACTATACTCATCCTTTGAGAATGTCAGAGAAATATGGATGCGACATTTATGCTATTATGGATAATCTTGATACAAAGATTAGAATTAGAAAATCCAATGAAAAACTCAGATTGGCTTTGGCTGAAGTTGGGTACGATTTTGGGAAAACAAAACGCGATAATGGGTTTAGATATAAAGGAAAATCATGATTGAAGTTATTGGAAGAGAAGGCATTTCAGCCAAGATTGTAGCACATAGTGTATCTAGTAACGGTCTTGAGTTGCTTACTTACGAGCTAGAATATCCGCGATTTATTTTGAGTGAACTAAATACCCACAGGGTTCTATCAAAAAATTCTTCAAGTTCCCGTGCGATCCCGGTAAAAAAGGTTCTCGAGTTGATCGACGGCAATCCAGCGATGCCGGTCCACTGGGGCAAAAATCAGCCGGGCATGTCAGCCAAGGAAGAGCTTGTAGCGCATGCACTAACTGGTGCCAAAGCACTATGGGTCGCCGCGTCAAAATCTGCCATGTCACAAGTACAGGTTTTGGATGATATCGGTCTCCATAAACAAATCAGCAATCGCATTCTGGAACCCTGGGCCCGTATGAAGACGATCTGCACGGGCACCGAATGGATGAATTTTTTTATCTCCGCAATCACCCAGATGCACAACCTGAGATTGCAGAGTTGGCTTCTGTAATGATTGAAGCATTGTCATTATCAACTCCATTCTTTATCAAGTCCTGTGAATGGCATCTACCCTACCTCGATCGTGTTCGTAACTCCGAAACCGGTGAACTTAACTACGTTAGCAAACTCGGCGATGATGATCACTGTATGCTATATACGCTTGAAGAGGCTCAGATGATCTCAGTATCTTGTTGCGCTCAAGTTTCATATCGAAAGCAGGATGATAGTATTGAAAAAGCTAAGAAGGTGTACGCGATGCTGAATATCGGCTCGACAACGAAGCCAAATCATTCTAGTCCGCTTGAACATCTTGCAACACCTATGGATGATATTTCTCTGTGGCATCGTGAAGATCGTCTCGCATGGAAAAATGGCATCACCCATATTACACGCGATGGTGCACTTTGGTCTGGCAACTTTAAGGGCTGGATTCAGTATCGAAAACTTATGGAATCGTCATGAAATATCAAACCTATAAAATAGTTGAGGTTATGTCTACTACTGAATTAGAAAGACGGGTAAATGAATTTCTTGATGATGATTGGATACTCGTTGGTGGCCCATTTGTATATTGGAAAAACAATTCGATTGGTAACATTTTTGCCCAGGCCATAACAAAGGAATCTAAATGAACGACTATTCAAAAACAAAACCAGCCTATACAGAAACTGTAGCCACCTCACGCGGGTGGGAAGACGCCAAGACTGGTGAACTTCTCGTAGCAATTGATGGCCTCGACAAGAAATTGGGTGTTGCATTAATGCCCGTTGTTCCCGTGAAACGAGGCGCTGGTAGGCCCAAGGGTTCGTTAGCTAAACCGAAAGCTGTTTAGTTTACTTTTATTGCGCCTTGTGTTATAATTAACAAGAGATCAATAACAAGGAATACAATGAAAACCATTTACAAATTTACAATTGACCGCAGGTACCCAGTAAAAATGCCAGTGGGCGCGAAGGTGATTAATGTAGATGCCCAAGGTACAGAAATCTGTATCTGGGCTATCGTTGATGTTGAAATTAATACAGTTTAGGAAATATTATGGGTGGTAATGTTTTCAAAAATGGCACAACTCGTCGCTATAGCGAAGCTGAGTATGCTGAAGTTGTCATTAGAATCCATCCACTGCTTGTGAAGATTGGAGGACGCTTCGGCGTCATTCCAGCCTATGAGGAAAAAGATGACTTTGGTGATATGGATATTCTAATCGTACCCAGCTGTCTATGGGATAGAAAACTTCTAGACACACACTTCAAATCTGGGGGTAATGTCAGTCATAATGGTGGTGTGTGGAGTCTTGTCTTTGAGGAAATTCAAGTTGACTTGATTACTACATCCGATGAAGGTTTCGATCCTGCAATGGATTATTTCAGTTACAACGACTTCGGAAATCTTCGCGGCAAAATCATCCACAAATTTGGTATGAAGTTCGGACACGACGGACTTACATTCCCAGTTCGTTCGGCAGATCACATTCTTGGCAACATCATGTTATCTCGTGATGCTGTTAAAGTCAACGAACTTTTTGGTTTCAAAGCAGGTCCATTCACTTATCTTGAAGATATGTTTGAGTCCGTGATCGGTTCGCCATATTTTAATCCTGCGGTCTTTTCATTTGAGGCTATGAACGCTGCTGGCAGAGTTCGTGATAAGAAGCGCTCAAGCTATAATTCGTTCCTAAAATATATTGAGAAGATGGATGGTGAATATTATCCATTTCATAAAGATAAGAGTCTTTATCTCGATTGGATATTTCATGAGTTCCCACACGCAAAACCACAATTTGATCGACTGTTGGAACGTAAGGCTATTATAGAAGCAGCTGCACTGAAGTTCAACGGTGACCTTGTCCGTGAATGGACTGGGCTTGATGGTGTCGAACTCGGTCGTCTGATGAAGGAAGTTCGACCATTGTACCCACCGGATATAGTAATTAGATCAACCGAATCTCAAATAATGGAACACGTAAAAAGGATACATAATGCAAATAAAACTAACTCGTAAACAAGTAGATCAATTGGCTGAAATTATGGAACAATTTACTGAAGTGCAAGACTTTACAATTGAATCGACATGCCCTTCTGGAATCGGACCAACGGTCACAGTTAGTTTCGATTTATTCAAACCAAAAGACACGATCGTTGATATAACAGACGTGTCTAACTGGTAAACAAAGGGAGTTCCGTGATCGAATTATCGCCAGGCGATACGCTTGATATCGTCTATAAGTTACAGACGAGAGCTTTAATTCGCCGTCAAATAACTAGTCGTACATCAGTTCAAGAAGGTAAGCCAGATAGAATCTCTGATCTTCTTGAAGATGCTGCGCGTGTTATCATTCAACAAAGAGCTGAAGCAAGATTATCCTGTTTCCAAAAATTTATACGATGGATGTTGAAATGAAATATAAAATTGTTGAGCATTCAAATAAAGCCGGTGATGTTTTTTATGTTGGCTTTATAAAATATTATTGGTGGTCGCCTTACTTTGAGATGAAGAAGATGCAGAAAGGCGCAGTATCGTCCTATATCCGTGCTGTTACGATAAGATATAAAACAGTTGATCTAGCGATGGCTGGTATTATTGAATACACAAACAGCAGAAGCAGTTCTTGGTCTAAACACGAAGTTATTAGAGGCAATCTGTGATTGTTTTAAATAAAGATCAAGAAAAACTAATCGAGCTTTTGCTTGCATTCGTTAAAAACGACGAGCAATATTTTCTCCTAGCAGGGCAAGCCGGTGTAGGCAAGACGATGTGTATGCGCATATTTTCACAGGCACTTAAGAAGAAATACCCGGGCTTCAAGATTTGCATGTGCGCTCCAACAAATAAAGCAACAGCCGTTCTTCGGATGACTGTTGATGACGACAAGATTGATTATAGAACTATCTATGCGGTTCTTGGTCTAAGAATGACGCCAGATGGTGGTATAAAAGTATTGACAGACAAAGGCAACAACACCATTGAGTCGTACGATATCGTGATTTTAGATGAAGGTAGTATGATCAGTGAGGAGTTGTTGGAATACATTCAAGCAAAAACCATCGTATCTGGAACAAAGATAGTGATCATCGGAGATGTTGAGCAACTGCCCCCAGTTCAAGAAGCAGATTCTCCAATCTGGCGTCATTTTACAATTGATTTCGAACTCAACGAAGTTATGCGCCACCAAAATTCCATTCTCAAATTCGTGCAATCCATTCGGGCAAACGACAAACCGCGTTTCGTGTCCCAAGGCGAACAGGTCTTTATCGAGTCAGATCTTGGCTTTATAGATGGTATCGAAGTTGCAGCCAAAGCTGGAGAGTTTCATAACGGAACAGCCAAGGCTATTGCTTGGAGAAATATTACCGTAAATTTTTTGAATAAGCTGATTCGAGAAGCTCATAAACCAGGTATAAATTCATTCTTCGTCCCTGGTGATCGAGTTGTGTTTAAGGAGCCTGTGTTTATTGGTACTGGCAAAACAAAACATGCAATTGCCTATACCGATCAGGAAGGTATCGTTGTGGGGGTTAATGCGACCCAACATACAAAATATTCTATGCTAAAAACATGGCATCTTAATATCAAACTAGATAACGGTAAGTTACTTACATCTTATGTTATCCATGAGGCTGCAGCTCAACTGATGCAAGATATGTTGCAGAAGTATGCCAACGACAAAAAATGGTTTCCATTTTGGCAACTAAAAGAAGCCTTTCACGATGTCGCTCACGCCTATGCAGTTACTACACATCGGTCTCAGGGTTCTACCTTCGAAAAAGTGTTCATCGAGGCTGGTGATATTCTCCTCAATAGAAATATCGACGAGCGTACGAAATGTTTATATGTCGCCTGTTCGAGGGCTAGTAAAGAACTCCATATTTTTCCACCATAATTCCACCATAATTCCACCATAAGGTACATCATGAATCCACTTTTTGGCGATCAAACTCCTAATGTATTTGAATCTAAAGTTTATATAAACTATCTTTCTTCGAGTAGAGTTATAAATCCAAAAAATTCACTTGATACATATACATTTACGATGGTACGGATACCGATCAACAATCTTCGAAGCTATTCTTCAATGGAAGATTTAATCGGTGATCGAACTCTATTTCCTGATAATGATAAAAAGTTTCCGGTCGAAACACTATGCCGTCAGGTTATGCGGGATAGCATGAGAGCTTTGGGTATCGAGTACCCAGAATACGGTGTTGTTGCTTATTCGGGCGCCCAGATTCATGATCGACCGATTGCAACGATTATGTATAACGCTGGAACACCAGAAGAACATACAAGATATTATGCTACACCTGAGTTCCATAAGCTTGTGAAAAGAGTATGAGTGATGGTGGGAAGGGTAGCTCTCGTAGACCTACCGACGAAACCGCCTACGGCGATAATTACGACAAAATTTTTGGTCGCAAAAAACGTGAAGAAGCACTTGAAGAACTGGCTCGGATATCAGAAGAACTCGGGTTATACGAACTCAAGAAACCCATAAAACAGTAGTTTACTTTTATTATTTCATTGTGTTATAATATACTCATAAAGGAAATATTATGACTGCCTACATCATGAACCCAAAAGCTACCGCAAAACTTGCCGCAGCCACCAAAGCGCTCAAAGCTCTTGGCATTAATCCCTACGAACTCTCCCGTCTCTTAATGGCATCTGAGATGCTCTCGCGTCTTAATGGTGACGAAGATGAAGATGATGTTCTTACCGATGATGAAGTCTGTGATTCGTTTTTTGATTATCACACGGAGGCCCTCAGTGATGAAATCGATGCGGCATTCAGCCTCTTGTCTCCAATCTAATGAGTGATTATGGTAAAAATAAAAACTGGTCGCTTTGCGGGCTGTATTGGAACTTTTGTGGTGGATAACGAGTTTATATCTCTGTTTGATGAAATTACTCAGATGTGGTATATCGTTCCTATTTCTGTTGGCTATGAGGTGATTTGATGTCGGAAGTAATTAAAGCCTACGGGCTTACGTTTGGAATTGAAGACTTTTCGGAAGAGAGTTTGATAAAATCTCACTCTTTTCTTCGAGATGAATTTAAGAAATCCAATGAGGTCCGAAATGACGAATATCGTGATGGCTATGAAGCCGGAAAGCTACAGGGCTTTGTCTTCATATCAGAGTTAGAGTACATTTCAATAGCTAAACTAAAGTCGATGACTGTGCAAGAATTAGCCAATATGTTGGAAGATTGTACATGAAAAAAAATTACACCTATCTATGCGGACCTATGGAAGGTCTTACACCAGAACAACAAAGCGCATGGCGAAACGAGGCTACACGAGTACTTAATCTCTGCGATATATCTACTCTAGACCCATGTCGGCGGATAAACGACCCGGAAGATAATCCACTCAATGCAGCTAAACGTCTTTTTAAATGTGATTTGCAGGACATCGATAGTTCGACTGTCATTTTGGCAAACTTATCAGAATCGTTGCCAGGAAAAAAATGGGGTAGCGTGGCAGAGATCGCCCACGCTCACACCCATAACAAAATTATTATTGTAATACTGGACAAAGGGCAGTTTAATCACCCGTTTATTCAGTGTTATGCCACAGAAATCCACTACACTCTTGAAGACGCCATTGATGCAGTTAAAGAATATTATATTTGATACGGAAATAACATGCCCTATATTAAACAAGAAGATAGATATACACTGCGTGATCTGACCAGCTGTATCAATGATACAACTTTAGCTTCACCTGGAGAACTAAACTATATTATAACAATGTTATGCAGAAAATATTATAATAATATTAAAAGAAGTAATTATCAGGGGATAAATGATATAGTTGGTGCGCTAGAAGGCGCTAAATTAGAATTTTACCGGCGTGTTGCGTCACCCTATGAAGATGTTAAAAATAAAATAAATGGAGATGTATATGACTGAAATCTTTGAAACTATTGTAGCTATAGCAATGTACGGTGCGTTTATCTATTTTGTCGGGAGAGTTTCCGGTGTTTTCAAATCCAAGGATGAGGAAAAATGAAAAATCAATTAGAAGATATCGACGCCTGGTTTAAACAGGCGGTTGTCACACCCACCGATAAGAATAAAGAAGTGCAACTTGGCGTCCACTTTGAGGAAGTAGCTGAGATGTTTGAGTCAATTACATTGGATCACTCGGCTCAAGTTGTACATAAAACGGCAGATGAATTAAAGCGCGGCCGTTATGCTCTATGTGATTTGGGCATTGATCGACAAGCTCTTCTTGACTCACTCTGTGACCAGATTGTAACTGCCGTTGGAGTCGCGCATATGTTTGAACTAAATATTCTTGATGGGTTGACGGAAGTTAATCGAAGTAATTGGTCAAAGTTCGTCGATGGAAAGCCTTTGTTTGATGAGAACGGAAAAATCAAAAAAGGGCCTGGATATTCAAAACCAGACTTAAGTGGCCTTGTATGATGAAATTCTATAATCCGTACAAGCCGCATATTGCTCAGTTCAAAGACGGTAAGTTCGCTGTTCGTAAACTGACAAATTCTGGGTGGGGTTTCATTAGTCACGATCTGCGCGACGATTACGACGATTATTGGTGGTGCGTCGCGGAAAATATTCACAAGCACGCAAAATGCGAACTATCAACATGTCGGATCATTATAACGAAACTTAACGAGAAAACTAAGATGCTAGATGTATCATCAAAATGGGTGGAATAATGGACGAACTTAATATGTACTATATAGAAGTAGATGTTAATCTTGTTCGACTAACCTTTGCTATCATTGCTGAAGATGGTCATAAAGCAGTTGAGAAGGTTTTAAAGTATGGGACTAGGCCGATCATGAAATCAGGTCCATATTCTCTTTCTAATTTTTGGGTTCATATTTGAAGCAAATTTTAGCATCGATGGCAATAGCGTTACCGTAATATTCTGTAGTTTACTTTTATTCACATCTGTGTTATAATAGTATCTTAACAACTTAGGAATAAAAATGTCTATATTTCTTTCAACTCGTGTCCCAGTAAAAACCAAAGAAGCTCGTAAAATGTCTTCGCTTGCCAAACGCCTCCCAAAAGCGATTCGGGCCCGAGCAAAACCTGGTACTTGTGTTACGATATACCCGCTCGCGTGATTATGGAACATATAGAATATACCAAGGAATATCTCGAGTTGATGGCTCGAAATATAATTCGTGTGCAAGAAGCAAAAGATAAAATGGGAAAAATCTGGATTGGTCACCCAGATAATTTTGTGACACGAAAGCGGCCTCATGAGACCAAAATTTTAACTAACCAAGGATGATTATGAAATTATTGAAAAATCTACTGAACGATGGCCTGGTGGAAGTCACATTTACAAAACAAGATGGCACGGAACGTGTTATGACATGCACTAACAACTCGAGAGTAGTTAATGAATTAGTGGGCCCACCTAAAGTTGATGGTGTATCAAAACCGGGCTCCGATACTCTATTTCGTGTCGTTGATATGAATCTTGGCGAGTGGCGCAGTTTTAATTTTGATCAAGTGATAACATTTAAAGCCGTTTAAGTTACATCGCGATAGTAGCTCAATGGTAGAGCAGGGTACTCATAATGCCTTGGTCGCTGGTTCAATTCCAGCCTATCGCACCATTTTTGGGTTATAGTTCAACGAAAGAACACAGCAAAGATAAAGCTGTTACGCCGGTTTAACTCCAGCAAACCCATTTTTTATTTAGGAAAAACAATGTCAGATACCATCGCATTCTCGGATATCCAAATTAAAGCCATCAAGGGGTTGTGCTCCGAGATGAGCGCCAGTTGGGCTCGAATGGAAGGTGAGCGAGACTTTTTAAAAGAAGCGGTCAAGAATATTTCTACTGAACACGAAATTCCAAAACCCCTGCTCAAAAAAATGGCTAAAATTTTCCACAAGTCCAGATTCTCCACTGTACAAGAAGAGAATACCGAACTCGAAGAATCGTATTTGGCAGTCTTCGGAAATCGCGGCTAATGCCAATATTACTAGATTACAGTAATATCTTTATAGCTTCGGTAACCGCATTCGGTTCCGATTTTAAAAAAGGCGCACCCATTTCAAAGATGGAATCTATTGCGCGCCATGTTTTTCTAACTAGTTTGCTTGGGTATAAAAAGACTTGGGGCGATAAATGCGGCAATATTGTTGTCTGCTGTGATGGTAAGAACAACTGGCGCAAAGATATTTTCCCTTATTACAAAGGCCTGCGTGGAAAAAACCGAGAAGAATCTGAACTAGATTGGAACTCTATCTTCGCTATAATGGGTGATATCAAGATGGAACTTGCTATGTTATTTCCATACAAAGTTATTCAAGAGGATAAAGCCGAAGGTGATGACGTAATTTTTGTATTGTCTGATTACTTCGCGGCCAACGATCTTATACAAGAGGGGCTCGAAGAATCACCGCAGAAAGTAATAAATATTTCTTCTGATCACGACTTCCTGCAGCAACACAAGCACAAGAACTATGCTCAATGGTCCCCTATGACCAAGAAGGTTATTCCAAAGCCACCAAAAACTTTTCTGGTGGATAAGATTATTAGCGGTGATGATGGCGATGGTGTGCCAAGTGTTCTTATGTTCGACGACTTTTGTATGGATAAAGCAAAATATGGTCGCGCTAAGCCGATTACCAAGAAAATAATTGATAAGTATTCTGATCACGCTAATTTAAATGAAGCAGAGCTAGCTAGATATAAGAGGAATGAAGTACTAATAAGTTCGGCGTATGTGCCGACCGATGTTCGTGACCGTATTTTAGCTCAATACAAGCTTGCTCCGGATAAAGCGAATCGTCAGGGCATTTTTGATCTTCTAGTTAGGCATCAATTGAGACAATTGATGCCGAGAGTCACCGAATTTTAAGGAAATATTATGGCAAATCTACTAATCAACGAAATACTCAAAGATATCAATAACGATATCTCTAACCTCACAACGAAGTTTGCAACCCACAATTATCTCCGTAATGTACTCGAGCACGCATATCTTCCAGAGAAGAAGTTCCTATTACCCGAAGGTATTCCTGAATACAAGAATCAGTTGGGCCCAGCCTATCAGCACGAGCAATCTTTCTGGCTTGAGGCGAAAAAGTTTTATGTGTATCTCCGGACCGATTTGAAGACGCAAAAGCGGGAATCGATGTTTATTGCCGCACTTGAATCAATGGCGACTGAAGAAGCCAAAATTTTTATTGCTATCAAAGAGCAAAATCTCGACATCATTTATCCAAATATCACCTTGGCAAAATTGCGCGAGGTTGGTTATCTCCAGTGACACCAAAAGAACTAAAATATCATTCGCTTTATCTTGATATCGCTGAACGTGTGGCTCAGATGTCACACGCGGTTCGCGCGAAAGTTGGGGCCCTGATGGTGAAGGATGGCAATATTCTCGGCTTCGGCTGGAACGGCATGCCGGGTGGGATGGATAACACGTGCGAACACTTTGAAAACATGAACCTGGTTACAAATTCCGAGGTCTCCCATGCAGAAGAAAATCTTCTTGGAAAAATCGCAAAATCAACCGTATCATCTGAGGGCGCAACTGTTTATATCACGCTATCCCCATGTATACACTGTGCCAAATTGTTGGCTACGTGTGGTATTAAAAAGGTTGTTTTTCGAGACCAATATCGAGATAACGATGGGGCCGAGTTCTTATCAGAGCTTGGCATTGCCGTCATACAAATAGGAAATCATGAAACTCTATAATCCATTCAAGCCACATATCGTTGAGTTCGATGATGGCACATTCGCAGTCAGAAAATTTACCTGGACCGGTTGGGGGCATTTGGATAATGACATTTGCACTGAATATTGGTGGTTTTCGGTTACAATTAATACGGCTCGTCAGTTTAAGTGCAAAACATTAGCCGAGGCCCGGGTGCTTTTAATTACACCTAAACGAGCATACATCGACCCATTGAAATCAAAACGAGTAGAATAACCATGAGTAGAAAAAGCTGGATGAGTAACAGAGATACTGCCGCGGCAGCGTCAACAGCAATAAAAAATATGAAAAAAACTGAAGAACTTTCCTACGTTGAAACCGATATTACAGAATACATAAAGTCTGAGTTTTTGATGTCAAATATCAAAGCAAAACAATCTGTATTCGGTCGTTCACTTAGCATCCCTAAGGGTACTCTTGATACCGATATCATCTTTGACTTTATTTTAAAACATCTTAATGTATCTAAAACGGAAATAACTATAACCCGTCTGAGTTCTAGGTATTCAATCATCAGAGATAACCTAAATTTGTTGATGGTAACTATATCAACATCTGCTACGGCTATTAAAATTTCTATGAGTGGTAATCTTGTAATTATAAAAAGCCTTGAAAAGGCTTTTACCGATAAATTTGATATTGTAAATTGCTCAATTGAATGGGTTACTACGCAAGATATGAATTCTGTAACCATCCCATTGGTTCAACCAAAGGGTATTACTAATGAGTCGTATCCATTCATCATAGAGGGTATAGATAAGTTCGTATCTAATTATCTGAATGGTCCTGAGAATGTCTTATTGTTGATCGGCCCGCCTGGCACAGGCAAAACAAATCTGATCAAGTATATCATCGCAACTTCTAAACGAGATGCTATGCTTACATACGATCCCGCAATTATGGCTAAGGACGGTATCTTCGCAAATTTCGCGGAATCAGACTGCGGCACATTGGTATTTGAGGACGCAGATAATTTGCTTGGTTCTCGTGCCGACGGAAACGACATGATGGTGAAGTTTTTGAATTCATCTGACGGTTTAGTATCTAATGCAGGAAAGAAAATTATCTTCTCTACCAATCTGGAAAATCTGGAAAACGTTGATCCTGCATTGACTCGTCGAGGTCGTTGTGCGGGTGTTATCAAATTCCGCGCGCTGTCTTGTGATGAAACTGTTGCATTTCTTAAAGTACATCCAGATATTGCCGAGATTTGGACGCCCGACCCCGATGTTAAAAACTTCACTCTTGCGGATATTTACAATCATTCCGACGCTAATAGAACTATAGATAAACAGCGCGCTGGTTTCTATTAGAATGAACAAAATGGATTCGTATGTATTATAAATCAAAGGGATATTATGGGTGGTAAGGCAAAATCAGTATACTTCTCTGTCGTCGAACTCGGCTCTCACAAAACGATTTTGAGAAAAGTCTTTTTTGACGCAAAGGCGTGCAATGAGTTCATGAACAATCCCGAGCTCCGCGTGACCTATCCCGAAGATAAATTCTATTTTCTTAAAGAAACATATTAACCATGTTAACAATCTCAGGTTTAAATGCTCGCCAAGGGTTCTTCTGTGAACTTCTCTGGGGCATGTCTAATGGAGAAGATATAGTAACCTTTCTGGCACTGCTAACCAATCGTGATCGAGAAATGTGTGAAACACTCATTGAGATGATGAGGTTATCGTTCTCCGATGCTATCGATTCTACAGATGAAGCTACTGAAGTTCTCGATTACATCCGGACTTGGAAGTAGTATGATTAGTTTAGCATGTGATATACGAATAGCCAATATAGCAATAGATCTTACGGAAATTCACGTCAGAAATATGAGAGCCGATATGCTTCGGCTGTCTGAAATGTCAGAAAAAATTAAACAGAAAAAAATTATAGGCGTCCGATTGCGATATCTGCATTTAATTTCGCCAAGAATTATGCAAGGGCTATCTTTACAGAATATTGATACACATCCGTCTCAGACTGATGTATGGTCTCGATATGCGACCGCTCAGACTGAATTTAAACAAGAATTTGATACTACCTTCGGGTGATTTTACTTTTATTGTTGATTGTGTTATAATAAACACAAAGGAATCTATTATGAAATCTGGAACATACTATATCGGCGATCTCTGCTACGTAATGCACGACGAGTGGGATGAATATTGCGCGCTCACGATTGTCGGCCCAGTCGGCAATCGAGTAGCGGATGGTGAGTTTACCCTTAAAGACGGCAGAAAATTCGCCTCATATACTACCGCGTACGGCGATGGGACTTATTATGCATCAAACGGTGCAAGCCTTGGTGTTGACTCGGGCCTTATCGGCTGTATCTTAATGTCGGATATCGACCAAACTAACTGTGAAAATGACGTTAGCCTTGGCACCGTTGTTGAGTATACAAACGACTTTGTAACCTATGGCGGTCGCAACTCTGACGCCTGGGATGGCGTAATTCACTTTGGTGATATCACAGTCCATACAGACGCCGACGAAGAATATGATGACGAAGAAAATTACGACGAATAAATGTTTACACTACAAGAAGCTCTAGAAGCTATCAAAAACAAGCCTGAGTTCACTGTGCGCGAGCGCGAATTTGGAACGAACATCGACTATAATGTCATGATGAAGGATTCGTTCGTCGGCGAAACCCACGCGCAGACTCTCATCCTGAAGAACCTACGCGGCACTTGCTTCGGCCACAACGGCGAGATTATCCGGCTTGCGTTCGACAAGTTCCACAACCTGAATGAGTGCGACGGCTGGCGCGAAGCCGACATCGACTTCACTGCCGAGCACGTAGTTCTGGAAAAGCTCGACGGTTCGATGATTACTCCAATCTACTTTGACGGGACTTACCGGCTGGGAACTCGCGCAGGTATCACTGACGTATCGCTTAAGGCTGAGGCGTTCTTAGATATACAGCCAGAACAAATACAAAAGGCTTATGCACACTATATTATAGATATGCAGAAAATTAACTGCACCCCAATATTTGAATATTGCGCGCGCGACCAACGCATCGTTATCGACTACGAAGTGCCACGACTGGTTCTTGTGGCCGTGCGCAATATGCATACAGGTAAATATGTGCCGTTTCATCATCTAAAATTTATCGCGGGTGAGCGTGGTCTGTCTGTTATCCAAAAGTTTATGGATGAAGAATCTTCTCTTGCAGAGTTGGTGTCGAAAACTGCGGCCCTAATTGGAACCGAGGGTGTCGTGATGACGTTCGCTTCAGGCCACCGCGTGAAGATTAAGGGCTCTGATTATGTGCTGAAGCACCGCGCCCTCGACGGACTACGATTCGAGAAGGACGTGCTTGCGCTTATCTTATCTGGCGGTTTGGACGACGTGCTGCCACTTGTCGGCGATGATGTTGCGGCTCGGCTAGTTGCTTATCGTGAGTCTGTGATGATAAATCTAATCCACGCGACCACAGCACTGCATAACGCGTTTGAACGGTTTATGGTCGGCGCACCCGACAAGAAAACTTTTGCATTACGTGTGAAGGATTCGGTGAATAGCTCGGGGTTGTTCAAACTGTATGACGGAAAAGCTTATAGCCTGTTAGATTTTGCGGCAACTAAATGCGGTAGCCAAACCGCGACTGAATCTATCCGGTGGCTCATCGGCAAATCTTACTTGGAGTTTTGAATGCAACGAATGATAGGATATGTAGTAATGAGGGATAATGGTATTGTTGTCAATTTTTCTAAAAGCCGAAATATGGCCGAGATATTTTGTCAGCAACATCGGATATCTGATTCTCATATAAAACAGGTGTTTATAAATGAACCTGGCGGTGAATTTATAAAGCCCGTGAATTATACTGGCTTATATGAACCAGATACGCAAAATATTCTAAGACCTGTTATTACACACGAAACAACTAAGGTACAACCAACCGAGACTAAAGTATGAAAATTACATACAATAAGAATCCTCTAAAAACTACTATTGAACTTGACGAGCATGAGAAGAAGGAACTATGGTACAAAATCAAGCTGTCAGAATATGAAGATATTATTTTTGAAGCACATTTCTATCTAGGTGAGAAGTATTTTGACGTGGCCCGTGTTCAAGGGGTCGTAACTCCCGATAAAGTACGGGTTGTCGATAAACGCGTTGCTGAGTTGTTTGAATACTACATTGCCGCGCTTGTCGAAGGTCATGGCGGTGACTGTACTTGCATCCCTTGTACCTGCGATAAATGTATGGTAGAGGAAATGATTGGCATCGACACTATCAAGGGGCTCAACAAACATGCTGGATATAGAATCTCTCAAGCTTTTTATAAAGAGAAAACTCTCGATGAAGCCATTGAATATTTGAACGCAAATATTGTTTCAACGAAAGATATTGAATGGGATAATTTTTCACAAGAGGATTTTGACTCGCATATCCCACGATGGACCGAAGAAGGCACGCTTGCCCTGACCTGGTTAAGAAACTATCGCGCGACACATTTTACAGAATTTAATTGGAAGCAACATGAACATGAACTTAAACTTACTTAGGAAATCATCTGAAATGGACATCAACACTTTCGGTAAATCTCCCGCGGCAAATTATCTTGCACGCCGATTGAACGAACTCGATAACAAGAAGTTATCAAGAGCCTGTACAGTTAGGGTCACTGCATCTAACGCAAATGTATCTGCTATAATCAATTCTGTATCCGATGGCAGTATGTCAGCTAAAGTCGCAGCTAACTTACTTCGATTGTTACGTGAAGAAGCGACATATATTAGTCATTTAGCTGATGAGCTTGACACCCGAGAGACAGAGTTTGTTGGAAACTTGCTTCGCAATACTATCATTGGCCATATCAAATCCGCGATGCGTAAGACTTCAATTATGCGCAAGATTGAAAACGGCAACGTTGATATTCACAAAGTTAACCGTAAGGCTCATCTCGAAGAACCAGTTGACCGTGGTGTAAAATTCTTCTCTATACTTGGTTATGCTGCTGGCGCAGTCTATTCTGACGGTGAGTACTATCGCCAACATCCTGCATTTGAAGATATTGAAGATCCTACAACAGCAGAGCTATTGCATTTACGATCGAGAGCGAGATGCGTTCGACAAAACAAGGAGTGGACAAAATGAATAAGGAAATTACTATGAACGAAGACACAAAATTTAATTTTATCGAACTAATGAAAGTTTTGCCAAAATATTCATTTAAAACAGAGACCACAGCAGCCTGGTTATATAAAATAAAGACCCACTATGAAAAAGAGTCTCGATATACGCCTATCTCGTGAGTGAATTCTTCCCTTCGGACCCAACGGTCCCTTTAGTACCGAATTTCTTTTTTATCACGATTTATAAACTTGAGCGTGAAAAGAAAGTATATTATAATCCCTCGATTACACTTGTCGGATCATCAGTTACACAGAAGGATAGAGATAAAAGCTATGCTGTGACGATTGCCACAGAAATCTTTGGCTTTGATCTTGATGATACAATACGGCGAGTTATATCAATAAGTATGCAACTCGCCCCAAGCTATAAAAATGATATTATGCTTGTTGAAGCGGGAAAATCTGCAACAATATATACTAGAAAAATCTGTGATTTTTTATACGAGTTAACTGAGATAATGGAAAAAATTTCTGGTATTCAAATAGAGAAGCCACAATATCTACACTAAATAAAAATGAATGGTAGTAAACCTTTGGCAAGAAAGGTATGTTGGACGGGGGGTCGAATCCCCCCAGGTCGCATTTTAAAGATGTATAAATATAGATAGGAGGTACTATGTACTATTATCTATATGAAGTAAAAAATAAACTTGACGGAAAAATCTATATTGGTGTACATAGAACTAAAAATCTCGATGATGGGTATATGGGTTCTGGTTCAATTATAGTTTCCGCAGTAAAAAAGCACGGCAAAGAGAATTTTACCAAAACCATTTTGGAAATGTTTGATAATCCAGATTCAATGTACGCAAAGGAGATGGAGGTTGTAACAGATGAGTTCTTAAAAAGATCTGATACTTACAATATCAAGCTAGGCGGATTAGGAGGTTTTGATCATATCAATAGAGGCCCAATTGAAGATAGAGTGAACATAAAGTCATTTCGGTCAAAACTTGCATTGGGTGAGTTTATTGTAGGTGGCGACAAATCGATGTTTTTTACAGAAGAATCTTATGAGAAAATAAGAATAGGAAGTAGAGAGGGTAATGCAGTACTTGCTAATAGGACAGAAGAGGAAAAGAATATTAGCAACAGGAAACGGTCTGTGAGTTCGACTGGTGAAAAAAATTCTCAATTCTATGTTAGGCACTTTATCAGCTCCAGCGGACATAGAATAAAGTGTAAACTGGGTGAGGAGCCAGCGGGGTATACCTCAACACGAGACCTATATGAAAACGGTATGCAAAACTCAAAAAGAAGATGGTTTAATGACGGATGTACTAGCTATATGATGGCTAGTACAGACCCAAGAGTAGTAGAATTTGGCTTGAAGCCTGGTAGATTATCAAAGCTTCAAGCCAAGTAATAGATGTAAACTTAACAGGATGGAAGATCGCCGGACGGGAAGTTCAATTCTCCCCCAGCTCCACCAAAAAGATATTCTGTATCTTTCTGACGGGGCTGCCAGGCTTCGACGGAGATAACAGTAAACTAGAAAGCATCTCGTCATGTAACCGACGTTAATGATACAAAAAGAGAAATGCTAACGCAGCTCAAAATGATGAAATCTTCGCTCTAGCAGCGTGAAATTAGTCTGAGGATTTGCCGGTTGACCTTATATCCCAACCAACCGGCACCAATTTTAATAGGATTTATTATGCCGCTTTATGATAAACAGTGCCAACTCTGTGATACGCTTTTTGAACTACAGTGCAGAATCGCCGAAAAAGATGAACCCAAAGACTGCCCAAACTGCGGTTCATACGACACCGTCTATCGACCAACAGCCCCAATGCTTTCCACCCATTCTGAACGACTAATGACACACAAGAAGGACTCGGGATTTAATGAAGTACTCTCGAAGATCAAAGAGCGTAATCCAAGAACCCCGTTAGCTACTGGGCGAAATTCCGGTGAAAGGGTTATGGATTAATTCACCATATAGAATATGTTCAACAAATAAGGAAATTTATGGCCCGCACACCAAAACCTAAAGCCGCACTATTTGTCGATGCACCGCCAACCCACAAGAAAAAGAGTGCAGCAGCACGGCGCCTAGAAGAAGTCGAGTTAGCAGAACATAGGGGAACACATATGCCTATTACATCGAACGCATTAAAATTGAAGTTAGACCATCTAAAGACATTTTCGGCTCTAACAGAAAATCAGACAAAGTTTTTTGATGCATATCGCCGCGGCGATTACTTCATCGGTTTATTGGGTAGTCCCGGCACGGGGAAGACATTTATTGCCATGCTCCGAGCTATTGAAGAAGTTCTTGATCGCACAAATTCTTTTAAACAAGTCGTGATAGTTCGTTCTGCAGTTCAAACTCGTGATCAGGGTTTTATGCCAGGTTCTCTAGACGAGAAACAAGAAATTTATGAACAGCCTTACAGCGAAATATCTGCGACTCTGTTTAATATACCCCAGGCCTGGGCGCGATTAAAGGAGCAGGGCCACTGTAGGTTTATCACAACGACGGCTATACGAGGCATATCTATCGATGATGCGGTTGTGATTGTTGATGAATGCCAAAATATGACATTTCAAGAATTACATACCGTCATGACCCGCGTCGGTTATAGATCAAAAATCATCTTTAGTGGTGACGGTAAACAGAACGATCTCATCAAATCAAAATATGATCATTCTGGACTTGATGAGTTTTTGAAGATCGTTAGATCGATGCCGGAATTTACTGAAGTTAATTTTACGTCAGATGACATAGTTCGCAGTAGTTTAGTAAAGCAATTTATTGTAGCCTGTGAGTCGTTTGGGGTATAACATGCCTGTATTTATTACACACGACCTTCCCCATATTGAACAAAGAAATTCTCCAACTGGTCGGTTGTATATAACCCCGGATAAGCATGCTTATCCATCAGTAACCACAGTTCTCGGAATCGAATCTATCGGTTATATCACTGAGTGGCGTAATAAAGTTGGACACGCCGTGGCTGATGAAATATCACGTAAGGCGGCAACCCGTGGTACTCGAGTTCATGAGGCATGCGAACATCATCTTGAAGGGAGAGAATATACTTGGGGTATGTTCGACGCGTCAACCAAGGAAATGTTTTCGTATCTAGTTCCAGTAATAGTCTCAATTCAAGAAGTACACGCTATGGAAACTCGTCTGTATTCCGATATGCTAGAAACTGCGGGAACTGTAGATTTGATAGCCAAGATAGATGGGGAGATGTGTATAGTAGATTGGAAAACATCAGCCCGCTTCAAAACTCGAGATGATATCCACGGATATTTTACTCAGTGTGCGTTCTATGCCCACGCCTTTTTCGAACGCACCGGAGTAGTAGTTCCAAATATAACTATAGCAATGACGGTAGAAGATTACGGACTGATTGTTTTTAAAGAAAAGGTTCGTGATTGGCTTGGCCCATTTATAGACGTTAGAAAACGATTCCGAGAACTTAAGGGTTACTGATGGATGATTCTAAACCAGAATACAGATGCCCATTTTGTTTAGAATGGATACTCAAGAAGGACTTCAAGAATCATCAAGCTGGCCAACACCAAAGCACGCCCGATATAGAAATTCAACCTGAAAGTGTAGAAGATATCGAGCGCCGATTCATATTTCTTGGATTGTGGGACGACCGATAGTTTTACTTTTATTATGAGTTGTGATATAATATACTTGTTATTTTGGTGCACACCATCAAGTGCTATAATTTAAAAAGAATTTTATCATGAAAAAACCCTCATCGCGCTGACCCTAGTTGCCGTTTTCGGTTTATCAGCCTGTGGCAAAAATGTATCGGATAAAGTAACTACTGAGATCCCAGAATCTTCGGGACTTTCTCCGAATACGCCCCAACACATAAAAAATACAGCCACTATTTTTGCGGAGCTTAATCCTAAGCATGATTATCAATATTATTTCGATAAGCTAAACGAAATCTTTTCAGTCTGTAATGTCAGTTCTGATCTTCTCCCATGTTGGGTAGAAGCGGCGACTGATTTAAAAGACAGTTAAATTTTAAATCACGAGTGCTTGGGATGATAGTTTTACTTTTATTCGGACATGTGTTATAATAGATACATGATAACAAAAAACTCTATTACCAGTACCATCGCATGGGTGGGCGCGATAACCTCAATCCAGGTGCATTTATTGTTGCCTTCCAGATTTTTACGGTTGGATATGTATTATTTTTGATCGGTTCGACATCTTGTCTTTATGTCGGAATCGTCCGAAAAATAAAGCTCTCATTTTACTAAATGCCACGTTTTTCTGTGCCAATATAATTGGTCTATTTAATTCATTCTAAGGGACTATGAAATATCATTCATTAGTAACAGCAATCAATATATTTTTTAACGATGACAATCCACTATTTGGTGATAGTGTTACCGAGGTTAATTTATTAGATGAAGCGGGTGGCCCATTTATTGAGTTATCACAATCAAATGAATTTGTAAGTGGTGGGAAAATTCGTATCAACGACATGGATGAAATGGATGCTATCTACGCGGCAGTAACATCCCTATTGATGGGCGTCGCAAAATATTCTGAAACAAATGGAGCAAAAATGACTCAGTATCTGACTAATAAAATTCGTACGCCCGATGGGCATATTCTACAGTCGTTCAGTCGACACGATTATAAGACTTACACTGATAAAATCAGTGGTGAAGAATATATGGTCGATGGCGGGCTTGATTACCTTCGCCGGAATGTCACAAAAATTCCAGCTGAAGAATTATCTCTTGTATTGCCGCAACCCCACTCAGTAATTCGAGAAGAACTCACCTGGGGTACGTACGGGAAAAAGGGCGATCAACCACTAAAATTCTTGAAGATCTGTGATATGGAAAGTGATCATATCGTTGCTGTGCTTGAAACCCAACATCTAGGTGATCTGCGCAAACTCGCACTTCAGAATGAACTAAAATTTAGAGGTGATGTATGAGCGCCTATGATTGGGCGAACCTCGGGTTGAACCGCTTGTCCGATCCAAGGAAATTGATGCGGCGAAGGCTGGAGCTTGGCTAGGTTGTAGCGACTGCGACTGCGATTATGACTGCTATGACGGTAAGACTCGCTGCATTCGTTTACCTAGAGCTAAACAATTCTGGCGTGATGTACTTGAGGGAATGAGCCTGCTGTACTGGTGGCGCAAGTGGAAATACCTTAGGAGCTTGAAATGACCTTAATCCAACGATTCGTCAAGTGGGCGTGCTCAATGGAAGACTTGATAGAGTTACTTAAAAATGGCGATATGCTGAAAAATTGGAGCCACTATGACCACACTGATTGACCGTCTGCGCGGAAACCCGGAGCAACTAAGCGGGTGGGTTCTTTACGAAGCAGCTGATGAACTAGATCGCCAAGCCAGAGAGGTTGAGGCGCTGGCATTAAGCAGAGACGACTGGCACAAAGTGGCCGATGACCGATCTGGGAAGATTGTGGAGATGATTGTTGAGACTGAGACGTTGAAATCAGCGGCGCGGAAAGCCATTGAACTGATTCTTGGACACCAAGGCCACTGTAGTTCAGACGACGTAATACAAGCATTACAGGCTGCCATAGAGCAGCAAACAAAGGAAACACAATGAAAACCACACTAAACCAAATACGCGAAAAATCACCCTGCGTTAGTGGTTGGAAAAAGCTGCTTGCGTATCTTGGTAAAACGGTGGCCGATGACGAGCCCCTGTCAATCACCACCATCATCGACAGCAACGGTCTAGAAGATACCATCTGGTGCTTGCAGGCAGTCGAAGGTCATGACCGTGAAATCAGGTTGTATGCCGTCTGGTGCGCAAGGCAGGTGCAACATCTGATGACAGATAAGCAAAGCCTTGATGCGCTTGATGTCGCGGAGCGTTTTGCAAACGGCTTGGCGACAGTCAAAGAATTAGATGCTGCGGGGGATGCTGCGTGGGATGCTGCTGGGGCTGCTGCGAGGGCTGCTGCGGGGGATGCTGCGTGGGATGCTGTGTGGGATGCTGCGTGGGATGCTGCGTGGGATGCTGCGTGGGATGCTGCGAGGGCTGCTGCGAGGGCTGCTGCGGGGACTGCTGCGGGGGCTGCTGCGTGGGCTGCTGCGGGGGCTGCTGCGGGGACTGTTGCGGGGACTGTTGCGGGGACTGTTGCGGGGACTGTTGCGGGGACTGTTGCGTGGGATGCTCAAGAAAACCGACTGCGCGAAGTTTGCGCTGAGATTGACGCGGCTATGAAGGAGACGAAATGACTGTAATCGCATTCGATGGCAACTCAATGGCCTCTGATAGACAGGGTGAGTATTACTACACAAAAACGCAGCGTACGAAAATTCAACGAGTTGGGCACGCTATTGTCGGGGGTGCTGGTACGGTTTGCGCCACTGAAGCCATGATCAAGTGGTTAGAGGCGGGGGCTAACATTGAAAAGTTTCCCAAAATTGCCGAGGCAGATAAATCGACATTATTGGTCGGTGGGCCGGAGGGAGTATGGCTCTATGAAAATAGTCCATACCCCATGAAACTTAGAAACAAGTTTTTTGCCATAGGCAGCGGAAGTGACGCAGCAATGGCTGCGTGGTGCGACTTCCACGATGACGTTTATCAACAGCTAGGAGCTTTGGCTTGGATGCAGGCCGAGTACGTCGAGCGACACATAAAGGAGAGATCGATATGAACAACACTGAAATTACAGCAGCACCCGAGCCAAAAAACTCAATCACATTCCACGCACCTATGGGCGGTGCTGAGATGTTCCGCGTATCGCCAGACGGGTTCTACGTCCACGGCGTGAAGATTGAGCAAGATACCGACGAGGCTACGGCAGTCTATGCCGCGTTTATTGCGTGGCTTAAAACTACAGGGTTTTACAAATGACTAAACAATTCTGGCGAGACGTATTTGAAGGCATGAGCCTTCTTTATTGGTGGAAGAAACTTAGGGGAACGAAATGAACGCATGGCAAACAGTAAGACAACACGAAGTTGCCAATGAGATGGCAGACCGCAACGGCTTCTATCTTGCCCACGGCAGGGAAAATGATGTGGCGTTAAAAGCCAAGCCCGACAGCGGAGTGTGGGTTGATGATGTAAAAGCACTACCGAAAAAGAAGGAGATGAAATGACAAAAGTTGACTCAACAATGTACGGCGGTTTTCTTCACAAAAGGGTAGCCGACCAGCGGGGAATTACCGTTGGCATCGGCTACAACTATCTCGGCATCCGCCCCGCCGCAGCAGAGTCTATCGAGAGGACAGAGAAAAACGAAGAAAACTTTATGGGCGCAACGCACTGTATCGTATTGGGTAGCGGAGCCAGCGCGTTATTAGACTATGAATTTGTATTGCGCACGCAACTAAGCAATGGGGCGTATAGCACCTTGCGAACTATCATGACTCATTAGGAGTGGGAGACGATAGTAAAAGTTTTACATAGAACTGTAGAAGACCCCGAGGAGAAATGACTGAAGAACTACGAGAGCTTGACCTACAGCTGGGTAAGGCTCATGCTGAGATACGGCTGTTGAAGGCTGATGCAATCGGCGCTGCCATAGCGCAGCAAACAAAGGAGACGAAATTAGCACACTAATTGAACACCTCCGAGCAGGTGCGTTATACGAAGAGTACGGTGACGTCAAAGATGCTGTTGAAGAACTAGAACGCCAAGCCAAGGAGATCGAGGAGTTGAAGGCTGATGCTTCC